TAAGTTTCGTATATACTCCAGAAGATGGCCCTGTATTAACATCCGTATTTACCCAATCCTCCAGCGTACCATCAGCAACCTCAGCCGCAGTAAAGGATTCCTCTGCATCATCACTAGACCGCCTCACGTCCACTACGTTCCCTGTGTAGGTCGTGCTAAGGTTACGCAAGCTATACGCAGCAGCAGGGGTTCCAATGCTAGTCCCTCCCTCTGGAACTGGTATGCGTCCATCTTCGGTCTCCACGCCGATGTCCAAAGGTGGAACAGTCTGGGAGTTCACCCAGTTCACCATCTCCCCTGACTCGATCTGCGCTGCCGAAAAATCCTTCTCGTCGTTGTCGCTTGCTCGACGCACACGAACAACATTGTCCCCGTTACCATTCAAGGCACGGAGACTATATGCAGCAGCAGCCCCTCCATATTCAGCGAGGAGACGATCCCCCAACCTGTCGGTCAAGGGCTGGCGATCCATGGAACCCTTCAGGGAGAGGTGCATATTAAATCTTGTGGAGTGCTACTAGGCCTGCGGAAAGTGTTACTGATGTAAACTTACCATAGATTACTGTCCCTGCCGAGAAACTTGTCTGGAGCTTGGCAATGTTACCGATGGAATCACCAGCAACTGCGCTGATGGTTGCGTCCTTCAGGAACTGAATAGCACCAAAGTTACCAGCAGTTGCGCCAGCAGCAGCATCAATAATGATTGAGCCTACGGATGAGAACTCAAGGGCGTTGTTTCGTGATTTTGACATAATTTTATTTTACCTTGCTTGTCTATTAATATAAGTTGAGAAACGCTTGAGGGCAGTGTTGTTGTTCATCATGTTGTCCACCCTCTCAAGCTCCATGGCTATGTAGCTTTGTGCTACGCCCTCCTCGGCTAGTGCCTGCTCTTGCTTTTGATCCATGCGCAAATAGTCGGCATAAGCACCATGTGCCAAGAAGAAGAACCACTCACCAGGAATATTCGTGCTGTTTGCAGTAAACTGTGGAAGCTCCTTTTTGTATGTGACGTAAACTACATTGGCAGTTTCAGTCGTAAGGTTAAGAATGTGCGCTCCGACAGAATCTACATAAAAGTCATACTCAATGCTTGAGTTGCGAACCATGGGTTGAGTTCTGTGGATTCTAATAAACTCGTGGATGTTAGCTACATCTACCAATCTTGGCGCAGGGCCAGCACCGTCGTCATCTACCGCGAAGGCATCAATCGGTCCAGACCCATTATTGCCATCGTAATACAAATACTCATCAGCAGCACCCTCAGCAACATCAACAGCGGTTGCCTTAACTAGGTGCCAAGTGTTATGTGTTTCGTGTGTTTCACGACGAATGACATAGAGGTAATCCCCCATGTCCTTATACCAAACATCGTGATTGTTAAATTGTGTGTCGCTCTTGATATACAGGCCATTGACTGCACTTACACCTGCACCATAAATGTAGTAGCTATCTTCTGCATAAACAACTGTTTGATCTGGGACTACCGACCTCGGCTCCCCTGTTACAATGTAGCGTGGCCAGCTTTGGCTCATGTTATACGCTTCACTTGCTCTACGATTTACAAAGCTCAATACAGAAGTTTGTTCTGCATCAGTAAAACTACCAGCTCCAGCTAGGGAGCGTATGAGAGTTAATAGATCACTGTATGTGCGTTCTTGCATTAAAGTTTATTGGGAGCCAATTCAGGCATCTTCTTTTGGAAGTATTTAATAAATTGTTTGCTGTGAACTTCCTTGTGTCCGTATTTCTGTGTCAAACGGAAGAAGTCACGAGCTGGCATACTGGCCACTGGGCGGCCAAGGGTAGGGTGTTCTTTACCCCGAAATTGTTTAGCTTCTTGCGAAACTGCTTTGATTCGATCCTTCTCCTGCTCCCGTTCCATCTTGAAGCCAGTTTGAATCTCTTTCATGAATGCTCGGTCAATCTCTCCGTCCGAGTATCGTGGTAGCTTTGTAATAATTTCCATAAAAGAAAGGTTGGGGAGGAGCCACACTTAGTAGCTCCCCCCAACCAGATCAATTAACTCAGGTTACGTCTTGGATGAGACCGTGCGCTTGTGGGTGATAAACACCAAGCGTAAGGGCGCAGTCAACATAACCGCGCTCACCACCACCTTGGTTGGGCAGACGAGTGCTACCAAGGGCGATGAGTTCGTGGATGCCAGCATACTCAGGGTTGATAAGGTAACCGCTAGAGTTGCTTGTGTTACCACCGAAGTTAGGCATGCAAGATGGGTTACCGTTCACGATGGAAACCATTCCGTGATCGGACTCATACATGTCTACGCGAAGGGTAATTTGACCCGAACCGCCATCGAAGTTTACGTTACGAACGCTGTTGTCGCTAGAACCAGAGGTGCGAGCGAAGTCAGCAATTACGCGACGAAGACCAGTGTCAGCAATCAGCATGAGGTCATTGGTAGAACCAGTTTGCTCAAAGATGCTTGTGATGATGTCGTTGAGGGCTTCTTCACCGAACTCAGTTGTTCCAGCTTCAGCAGCAGTGTAGATGCTTGCAGCAGGAGTGCGGAAGCCAGCAGGAACGTCCGTAGGGCCAGCAGAGTCAAGCCAGTCACCAAGACCACGCAGAGCGTAGGCAGTGGACGAACCATCTTCTACTGCACGATCATTGGCAGAAGCAAGGGTTGCTTCGATGTCGCGCTTGAGTTCACGGATGCTCTTAGCTTCGGCTTGTGCAATCTTGGCAGGGCCAACACTGTCAACAGCTTCTTGCAGGTCAGAAACCTGGAAGTCGCGACGGAACTTTTGAACGTAGTTGCCCAAACGAGCACGACCAGCGAACTTGTCAGTGAATGTGCCGACGTCAGCACCTTCGCGGATACCTGCAGTTTCAGGATCAGCAAGGCTGTCAACAGTCCACTCAACGAAAGTTGCGTTGGCTTTTTGCTTGTTAAGCGAGGAAAGGATCGGAGTTTCTTCAGGAGCGAGGATGGACAAAACATCTGTCAAGTCCTCACGATTGGAAACAGCCGAACCCGTATTAGTGGTATCATATGTATTTGAGAATGCCATTGTATTATTGGGTTATCGATTTTGCATTTGTAAGGTTCTGAGAGTTACGAAATCACTCTTGTTGCCTGATGTGCTGAATCGTTGCTTAATGTCCTTTAACTTCTTGACCTGTGGACTAGCCTTGCGCTCGGCTTGTGCTCCAGCTCCCGTAGGTTGCTTTGGAGGATTAAGGCGTGCGCTCTTGGCTGGCTCTTTGATTTCTCTACGACCATAGATACTGTTAGCAGCGTGAGCCATAATGTAAGGGAGTTGTGCCGACAAGTCTGGCGGCAGGGCTTCTTCTAGCTTAGAGAAGCGTGGGTCTCCTATCATAGCCTCGTATTGCTTACGAGTGTCATTGTCTTCACCTTGCATCCAGTTAAGTTCCTCAGTTGCTTTTGCAGTAAAAGCTTCTTTGAGTTGCTTGCCTTGTTGCTTGGATTGAAGGGTCTTGAGTTGTGCAGGGAGGAACTTGTCGCGGCTCTTACGTGCATTGAGCAAGCTCTTACGCACATCTGCCTTGGTCATTTCCTGACCTTCCACTTCCGTGACGACATCTTCTGGGCCATACCCGTCAGCATTAAACAGGACATCTTCAGCCCATTCAATAATACCATTTACTTCGTCCGCTTTGGCTTGAATACCTTCCAAGGAATCAATGTTTCCATATGGATTATTCTTTACCTCTTGCGTCCCTTTCAGTGGGTCATTGTCGGCTTCTGCTAGGCTGGCTTGTAGTTTGGCTAACTCCTCTTCAGCAGCTTTACGCTGTGCAGTGAGTTTACCAAAGCGTTCGACAGCTTTGCTTCCTAGTTTTTTGCCTAGTTCGCGTAAGTCCGCTTCGGACATTTCGTCAAGGTCAATCTGTGAAAGAACATCTTCGGAGGATTCTGATTCTTCTGCCTCTTCCGTAGAACTCTCATCTACGTCTTCAACAACTTCTTCAACTTCTTCCTCTGATTCAACTGATGGTTCTTCGGGGGGGACTTCCTCCAAGGAAACTTCCTCTGGGGCTGCCTCTGGAGAAGAACCACCTAAGCGTCGAGCGGCTAACTCGGACACTGATATATTTGCTGCCACCGAACTTGGTTCCGACTCGGCGTTATCGGTTGAGTGATTATCTGTCATGTTATTTGTCCATCCGTATACGCTGGATGATTGCGATAAATTTATAATAACACGCTATACAAGAGCTTCTTGGTGGCGCATACGTAATGCCTCCCAATTAACCATCTTGAGGATGTCGTCATAAGCTACGATGCGGCCAGCTAGTTGCTGTATGTGCTCTGTGCTAGCGGCTCCTATATCACTAATTGCTTCTTCTCGTGCAGCCTCGATGGACTGAATGAAGCGTGCGAATGTCTCGTGATTGCTAAGGGCTTTAATGTCGTCTTCCATGTCTTACTGCTGTATGTTTTGAGTTTGAACTTCGCCCATCTGTGCTGGGGCTGTTCCTACACGACCAATCTGTGCGTTCTGTGCTTGCTGCAGCTGGAACGTGTATTGGCCTGCATACTTCTGTAAACGTCCAGCAAAGGCTTCGTCACTCTGTGCGCGTTGTGCTACGTCTGGCTGGCTAGCGTATTGCTGGATGACCTGTAGGGCTACCTGAGCACCATTAGGACGTGCTGGCATCTCAATACCTGCAAATATTTTAGCTAGGTCGTCCGTTACTTGCTTGACCACTTGCTCTTGAGCTTGGTCTCCAGGCTGCATAACTGCGTCCGCAAGAACAGGATCAATGCTAGCAGCAGCGATTTCAAGGAGTCGGTCAATGCTAATGCGACCGTTCCTGTCCAACTGCGTAAGCGAGACAAGCTGGTTGAGCTTCTTTTCTTGAGACTCTGGATCAGTGTTGAGAACGTCATAGCTAATTAGGATGTCAAAGTTTTCGTCTGGGTTGCCCTTATCAAACTGTTGTGGGTCTGGGCTTCCTGTAACACGGAAGAAAATACTGTCTGGCCCAAAACGCTGGAAGCACCGATAAGCCAAACGTAGAACCTCAGCACAATGCTCAAGGAACTTGTCTACGAGGAACTGCCTGCGTAGTTGGCTCATTGGGTCGTCCATGTCCAAACCAACCATTGCATCAGCCTGACGCTCCATGGTTTGCTCCATCTCAACAGAGCCACCGTTGTAGGCAGGGGTTGGGCCAAACTCAAACTCGCCCTTACGACGATACGGAATCATCCGACCAGGACCCCAGTCCTTTGGACTATTGCCCACTGGGTGCATAATCGGAGGAAGGGTGGCAATGCTGTTACGATCAATGCGTGAATCACGCTCAATCTTAACTTGGTGCTGTATGCCACGGAGAATGTCGGGGATGGTCTGTGCGTCATAGAGACGCTTGGAGTCCTCGGATAGCTTGGTAACAACTACGGGGTAGTCTTCGTAGCCGTTCATCAACTCAAACTTGGCGTAGGATGGAATGCCCAAACCATCATCTCCGTCAAAGTCTTTGTGTATTACGGTCTCGTAGATGCCCTCAGAGCCGTCCTCTGGGTCAATGAGGCGTTGGTATACATGGACTAGCTCAATAAGCTCATTGGCCTCGTAAGCGTTGTCTGTGAGGCTTGTAGAGCGACGACCTTCCTGCTCACGCTCAATGCTATCAATGTTTACTCCGCGATACTTATCGATGACGTGGTCAACAAAGTCAGAGTCCCAGCCATCAGTTACAACCTTGTTCTCTAGCTCCTGCGCTGTATAGTAGGTTCTCCAGAAGCAGTAAGGCGCACGCTGTGGGTCTGTGACATACGGAGGGAACATGAAGTCCCCATCAGGAGCTAAGGTCTTAACCTCGGGGGCATCCACTTGACGGCGGACAACAGGTAGTTCTGCTGCACCACTTTTCCGTAATTCTTTGATTGCACGCTTGGCCTTCTTGGTTGTAACGCCGTCAAATGTAGCCCGAAGTAGTTCAACTAGCTCATCATCATTCTCGCCATTCAAGACCATCTCCGCAAGTTCTGGAGACATCTGAGCAATCTGATTCAAGTCTAGTTTTTGCAGGAAGCGACGATCTTCTCTGTGCCAGCCTACGTATGTAATAAGGATGCCGCGCTCTAGGAAGTAGTTAGCCCCTAGCTCCATCTCGCGAGCAAAGCGTGGAATGTAGCCCGACGAGACCATCCACTTCATAAAGTTAGAAACCACCTTAGAGCGAGCCATGTCGCCTGCCTCTACTGGGAAGGCTCGGACGTTGGCACGCTTCATCGAGGAGATGAACAAAGAAACAAGCTTGGTTACACGTTCATCAATGACATGACTCTCCATGTCGGCTGCCCCTTCCCATGGGAATGCGTCCGCACCATGCTTGCGCAGGTCACGGCTTTTCCCTGGCCACCAGTTACGGCGGTCATCATAGGACGTGCGACATAGATCAAAGTAAGCCTCTAGCTCTACAACTGTTTGGTCGTAGGCATATCGTAAAGACTTGACGTTGGGTTCCTTGCTTACGTAGGTAAGCTCCTCAAAGTTAGAATCGTCGGGCATATTAAATATTTAGTGTAACATATAAGGCAACTAGCGTTTTACCCATTTATAGGTTACGTTGTCTCCATTCCAGTTTTCCTCGAAATATATGACCTTACCCAATAGTTTTCCGATCATGCGCTTATGAATTTTCACAGGGACTTTACAGCTTCTGTCTCGGTGGTGAACCATGAGGTAATGCTTGTTCGGACACTCAGACAAAACCTTGCCACGATACACCTTACCGCAGTCTTCCAGCGGCATAGCTATCATATCATCCAGTAGGTCTTGACCTCGTTCATCCACCCATGTGTTACGACCTCGACCAGACAACATGTCCTCCTCGAAGTTGTTGACGGCTAACTCATAAAGCTCCTCAAATGATTTGCCGTAGTCCTCAGCCAGTTGTGTTAGTTTTCTCTTTGCCATGTTAATAACCTCCCTTATTTCTCATCGTTGTTTGAAAGCTAGCGTCAGACACGAAGTCTGGGCCATATCCATCATTGTGTGTTGCTAAATATCTGATTACGTCCACGAAGTCCTTTAGTGGTTCGTCTGCCTTCCCCTTATGCCCCCAGTTGACTAGGGAGTGGATCAGGTTCCCGCAGGAGCTATGAATTTGGAGGATTGGTCGGTTAGCCTCGTCCACGGGCAGGTTCTTGTTATACTTCATCCATGCGTCTAGGGCACTGATGCCTGTGTCAATGTCGGTGCCATTGGAGGGGACGAAGAACATCCCCTTGTCTGCGAAGCTTTCAAACAGGTCAGCATTGTCCTCATTCTCTCTGGCAAAGTATCTGGAGTCTCCTATACGCTCAAAGACCTGAACCCCCATCTCCTTCTCAATCATTGTAAACTCGTCCACGTAGGACTGTATGTCGTAGCCTAGCTTCTTAGACGCAGGGCCAAACTTCCACTTCGGATCTCCGAACACAGCCCACTCTCCGTAGCTGTCACGGTCTGGCCACTCCCTTAGTATGGTTACATACCCCTTCTTATCCACAGCAGCCCAGATGGCTACATAGTTCCTAGCTCCAGCAGGGTCAACCACTTGGTAGACCGTATGCGTCTCCTTGGTAATGGTGGGGAGTTTATCAATGCAATGCACAGATGTGCTAAAGTCTGGGAACAATGTATTCATTGACTTCACTGGGATGCCGTAGGCACGAGTCATAATAACTTCCCTAGAGTCGTTCTTCAGTTCCTTCGCTATCCGTTCATATCCACCGAATGGGTTTAGGATAGAGTGGAAATAGATGATGCCAGCCTCTTTGTTTGGACTGTATTGAACAAATGGAACTTCTTCCCCTCCTAGTAGCTCTGCATCCCTAGTCTCCATCGTCTCTGCGTTCTTTAGGAACTCTGCCACGAAGGGTGTGTAACCATCAATGGGGGTGAAGGTCAGCAGCATCTTAGAGTTACGTGTGGCTAGACGGAAGCGGAACGTCTCCACCAAATCCCCATCCTCCAGATACTCGTCCAACCATACACCTATGTTCACCCAGTTGGGTGTTAGAGAACCAGTCTCATAACCCTCAAACTTGGTTCGGTTACTAATGAACTGAGAGTAGGTGTGGAAGTATATGGCAGAGCCATTAGGTAGGATCAACGAGTCACCAGTAAATCCATTCTTAGCCGTATAGTTCAAATACTCAACCTGCCCCTTCTGCTTCTGCTTAAACTCTGGTGGTAGGTAGCGGAAGATGGCTTTCTGCTGAATACGCACAGAAGCATCATGGTCTTGGGCAAAGCATACAATCTCAGCGTTCGGATTAGCTATGGCAGCCTTGACCACACTCCTAGCCCCATACTCAGTCTTAGACGATCTGTTACCACCACTAGCAAACAACGTGTCATAGTTAGCTAGTAGTTCGTCAGCCTTCTCCCAGTGTGGCAAAGGAAAGCCATGATTCAACGGGTCAGTATTGGACAGAGATATAGCATCCTCTCTAGCCTTCCATACATCGTGGACAGCCTGCGCCCCCTTTTCCGCTAGCAGCTTTTGTAGCTGCCCCCTAGTTGGAACCTTGAGGATTGGGTGGTGCGACCAATGAGCCATTATTCTTGTTCCTTTACAATCTTCTTAGAAGCTTGACGCTCCCTCTTAGCCTGCGGACGCTTGCACCATTTCAAATGCTTCCACCATTCCAGTTTACGAACATACCAACTCCTAGCCATTATATGTCCGTAACTTCCTCTACGTCTGCCTCTGGCAATGAGTTAATCAAATCCTGTGCTTCCTCTGGTGTCGTTATATGGCGAACCTCAATCTTCTGCACATTGTTACCAGTGACGTTGCTGAACGTCCTGTAAAGCTTCTCCTGAGCCAAGGCAAGGTTGGTTAGGTCTTTGGTCTCGGCGGAATCAATCTTCGCTTGTGCGGCCTCTGAGCCGTCTAGAAACGTGGCTGCAATCTTATCCCCAATCAAGCTAATGTCCTCAATCGTATTGGCTAGGCTCATGGCACGCTCCCGCATAAACAACTTACACTCCTCGGAGGTCTTAACTAAACCATTGATCCTACGTGAAGCATCGTTGTGCAGGTTAAACTTCTCCCTAACCTCAAACACCCCAGCTCCATGTAGGAACATAGTTGCAGCATTCAGCCACCTCTCTGGGTCTTTGTTTACAATGGCATGGGGAGCCATACGTTCCTGCTCCTCAAGCAATATCTTGCCTAGAGCATTGTGCATTAAAGCTAATTGTTCTTTATTATCACAACTCATAGAACTTCCTGATAATCATCATCGTCGTCTTCTGGCCAGTCTAGCCAGTCGTCACCACCACAACCGCTCTCCATTTCCTCGACAGCAGCCACAAATAAAGCCTTCCCTACAAACCGATCCCTGTAGTCATAGAATAACTCACCATCCTCACCCACAACACAGAAGGCAAAGTTACCAAAGAACTCCCCTAGAATGTCCCTAGCCTTATCAATAGCTTCCAGTTCTTGTTCGTCCATCCACAGACACAAGCATACTTTTAGAACTTTGTCAAGACCCCCCTGATCCCAAAGTAGCTACAGATCAATTCCCTATTAGCTACCATCCAATCATTCAAATCACTATACGTCCCCCACTCAGCCCTACGTGTAAGCATATCCTCAATCACACTAGGACTTATATGACCATACGCACTATACGCTAAAGCCAAATACTCTACAGCCTCCTTTAACGTAGGGGTTACAGCCCCCTTCCCCTCCACATACTCCAAGTTCTTAGGCTTAGGAAAATGCCCCTTCTTGTCCACCTCAACCCTGAACGGACGCTCATGAGGACTAGAAGACAACGAATACTCCATCCTCCTGTTCTTAACCCTCCTACCATACAAATACCCCCTAACCTCCAATTCCTTCATATGCTTTAATGCCGTAGGCTTACTCATTCCCAAAGC